AGAAGGCTGCTGGAAAATGGTCTACTAGTGCTGGTGGTCAGTACTATGCTGCTGGTGTCGGAGGAGCTCTTGCCGGTCGTGGTGCCGATTTGTTTGTTATTGACGATCCTCATTCTGAACAAGATGTGAAATCCAACAGCCGTCTAGCGTTTGACACGGCATGGTCTTGGTTCCAAACGGGCCCGCTACAGCGCTTGATGCCGGGTGGTGGGATCATCATCGTGATGACACGCTGGTCACTGCTTGACCTGACCGGACGCCTGATCGACTACCAGACCAAAAACCCCGAAGCTCTGCCTTGGGAGATTGTGGAGTTGCCGGCCATCCTGAACGATGGGGAGGAAGACGAGAAGTCCCTCTGGCCAGACCAGTGGTCGCTTGAAGCGCTCAAATCCACCAAAGCATCCATTGACCCACGGTATTGGAACGCACAGTACATGCAGCAGCCAACGGCTGAAAACTCGGCCATCGTGAGCCGTAAGATGTGGCGTATCTGGGAGGCAGACGAGCCGCCAACGTGTGAGTACATCATCCAGTCATGGGACACGGCGTTTGAGACCAAGACCAACTCCGACTATTCCGCGTGTACAACGTGGGGTATCTTCTACAACGAGGAAGAAAATGACTCGCCCCAACTTATCTTGCTCGACGCTTTTAAAGACCGGATGGCTTTTCCAGAACTTAAGACCGTTGCGCTCAAGCACTACAAGGAGTGGGAACCCGACGCGTTCATTGTGGAGAAAAAGGCGGCTGGCGCACCACTGATCCAAGAACTTCGGGCGATGGGCATACCTGTGCAGGAGTTCAGCCCAAGCCGTGGCAACGACAAGACTGTGCGGGTCAACGCAGTTGCGGATTTATTCAGCAGTGGTAAAGTCTGGGCACCCGACACACGCTGGGCACGGGAAGTGATTGAAGAGATGGCCGCGTTCCCAGTTGGGGAGCACGACGACTACGTGGATACGACAACACAGGCGCTGCTACGCTTTAGGCAAGGCGGCTTTATCAGTTTGGACACGGACGAGAAAGATGACTCGGAAATCTTTCGCCGTAAGACGCACGCATACTACTAGGATTAAACATGGCAACGAACATCGACAAAGCGCTGTACCAACAACCACTGGGCATCGACGCGCTTGGAGAGCAAGAGTCCCCCCTTGAGATCGAGATCGTTGATCCCGAAGAAGTCACCATTGGCATGGACGGGTTGGAGATCACCATTGGCAAGGAAGACCCAGAGGAAGAAGGCTTCAGTGATAACTTGGCCGAGTACATAGACGATGGTGCCTTGCAGTCGCTTGCTGGTGACTTGGTGTCTGACATTGACAACGACAAAGCCTCACGCAAAGAGTGGGAGAAGACTTACGTTGATGGTCTGAAACTCTTGGGCCTCCAGATCGAGGAGAGAACAGAGCCATGGCAGGGTGCTTGCGGTGTGTTTCACCCCATGATTACAGAAGCCGTGGTGCGCTTTCAGTCCGAGACAATCACTGAGACGTTCCCAGCCCAAGGGCCTGTGCGCTCCAAAATTCTGGGTAAAGAAACGCCAGAGACAAAAGAGATTGCAAGCAACATCGAAGAGGATATGAACCACGAGTTGACAGATGTCATGACGGAGTACCGCTCCGAACATGAGCGCATGCTCTGGTCACTGCCAGCCACAGGCTCAGCATTCAAGAAGGTCTACTACGATCCCAATTTGGGACGTCAGGTGTCGATGTTTGTGCCTGCCGAAGACATGATCTTGCCCTACGGCGCAACCGATTTGGATACCTGCCACCGCGTCACGCACGTCATGCGCAAGACCAAGAACGAAGTCATCAAGCTTCAGCAAGCCGGGTTTTACCTAGACATTGAGTTGCCTGATGCGCCCAAAGACCGCACTGATATTCAGAAAGCCAAGGACAAAGAGACAGGTTTCAACGACCTGAACGATGACCGCTACACCATCTATGAGTGCCACGTTGACTTGAACCTTGACGGTTACGAGGACATGGTTGAGGGAGATGACGGCGAGGAAGAAGAGACCGGCATCATGCTGCCGTACGTTGTCACCATCATCAAAGGCTCAAACGACATCCTGTCAATCAGAAGAAACTGGAGTGAAGACGATGACCTCAGACTTAAGCGCCAACACTTTGTCCACTACCAATACATCCCCGGCTTTGGAGCGTATGGTTTTGGACTCTTCCACCTTATCGGTGGTTTTGCCAAGTCAGCCACTAGCCTTATGCGTCAACTTGTCGACGCAGGAACGTTATCTAACCTTCCCGGTGGACTCAAGTCAAGGGGACTGCGTATTAAAGGCGATGACACGCCTATCGCCCCCGGTGAGTGGAGAGACGTCGATGTAGCCTCTGGCAACATCAGGGACAGCATCCTGCCTTTGCCCTATAAGGAGCCAAGCGCCACGCTGTTCAATTTGATGCAGACCATCGTGGACGAAGGCCGCCGTTTTGCCGCGACTGCTGACATGAAGGTGTCGGATATGAGCGCCAACGCGCCCGTGGGCACAACGCTGGCTTTGCTAGAGCGCCAGCTAAAGGTGATGACTGCGGTGCAAGCCCGTGTGCACTTTGCGCTCAAGCAAGAGTTCAAACTCTTGAAGAACATCATCCGTGACTACACCGACCCAGACTACACATACACCCCTGAGTACGGTTCACGTAAAGCGAAGAAGGCTGACTACGACTTGGTGGATATCATCCCCGTGTCAGATCCCAATGCGGCCACCATGAGCCAGCGAGTGATCCAGTACCAAGCTGTGATCCAGATGGCGCAGATGGCTCCGGACATTTACAACTTGCCCGAACTCCACCGCGGTATGTTGAACGTCTTGGGTATCAAGAACGCTGAGAAGCTAGTGCCGATAGCAGATGACATGAAGCCGATTGACCCTGTGCAGGAGAACCAGAACGCACTCAAGGGCACACCGCTCAAAGCGTTCCTGCATCAAGACCACCAGTCACACATCCAAGTGCATATGATGCTGCTCCAAGACCCGATGATTCAGCAGTTCATTGGCCAGAACCCGCAGGCTCCCAAGATCATGGGTGCAATCACTGCGCACATTGCAGAGCACGTTGGTTACAAAATGCGCCAGCAGATTGAGCAACAACTCGGTATGCCCTTGCCTCCCGAAGACGAGAAGTTGCCACCGCAGATTGAGATTGCCTTGTCGGGCATGATGGCTCAAGCAGCGCAACAGGTATTGATGCAAGATCAAGCCAAGGCCGCGCAGATGCAGGCACAGCAACAAGCCCAAGACCCAGTCTTGCAGTTGCAGATGCAGGAACTCCAACTCAAAGGCCAAGAGCTAGAACTGAAGAAACAGAAAATGTTGATGGACGCTGCGGCTCAAGCAGACGCACAACAGCTAAGAGAACAGGAAGTCAGCGGTCGTTTGGAACTCGACGCCCTCAAAGTGGGTGCACAAATTAAAGAGTCCCAAGCCAAAGCTCAGTACGACCAAGAACGTGCCGGCATCCAGATGGGTGCTGACATCGCAAAGAGTAAAGCCCAGATGGATTTACAAGCGCGTACTGCTGCGCTCTCTCATAGTAGCAACCTTAACAAGCCAACCAAATGATTCAAGAATTCGCACGCGTATTGCGCGACAAAATACGCACTGACATGAACAACTACGCCGACGACATCGCCGGTGGAGCATGTCGAACATTCGATGAATATCAAAAACTCTGCGGGATTATTTCGGGTCTAGCCCTTGCAGAGCGTTATCTCCTTGACCTGCAGCAGAAAGTAGAAGAATCCCATGAGTGATGTAGGATTGATTTTGCCCCCCGGTATTTCGTTGCCGCCACACATCCAGCCAGTCGAACAGCCTGACGAAGATGATGATAACGATGCAAAAGCAGGTGCACTGCCAAGCCCCACAGGTTGGAAATTGCTCTGCGTTGTTCCTGAAGTTGAAGCAAAGATTGCAGGAACATCACTGGATCTCGTGAGAGATACCGCCACACTACGTCAAGAAGAACACGCCACCACGGTGCTGTTTGTATTGCGCGTAGGCCCCGATGCGTACAAAGACACCGCCAAGTTCCCCAACGGAGCATGGTGTAAAGAGGGCGACTTCGTGTTAGTACGTACTTACTCCGGCACAAGATTCAAAATCTTTGGCAAGGAGTTCCGTCTCATCAACGATGACCAAGTTGATGCTGTTGTGCTAGACCCTCGCGGCCTGACCCGCGCTTGAAAGGAAGAACATGGCTGAACCATACAAGTTCCCCGATGAGATTGAAGACAAGAAAACGCCTGACGTTGAGTTTGAAATCGAAGGTGAAGTAGAGATTGAAATTGAAGACGATACGCCTGAGCGTGACAGAGGCCGCAAGCCCCTAGACCGTGAAGTGCTTGATCCAACCGATGAAGAGATCGAGTCTTACTCCGACAAAGTCAAAGGACGCATTAAAGAGCTTACCCACGCCCGTCATGACGAGCGCCGTGTCAAAGAAGCCACAATGCGTGAGAAACAAGAGCTGGAGCGTCTAGCACAGCAGTTGATTGACGAGAACAAACGTCTCAAACAGAATGTCTACACAGGACAGGAAGCCATCATTGAGGGCGCCAAAGGCAAAGCGGAGTCTGAGTTGAAAGAAGCTCGGGCTAAGCTTAGGGCGGCACAGGAGTCTTTTGATACCGATGCCATCATTGCCGCGCAAGAAGAGGTAATGGATGCCAAGATTCGTGCAGAACAAGTAAAAAATTATCGACCTGCCCCTTTACAGGAAGAAAATTTTGAGGTACAAACGCAACAAGCCCAACCCCAAAGGGCTGAACCGGACGAAAAAACTCTGCGCTGGCAGGCAAAAAACCAGTGGTTCGGACAACAAGGGTTTGAGGAATACACCAGCTACGCACTAGGGCTGCATCAAAAGCTAGTCACAAACGGAGTGGATCCCCGCTCTGCTGAATATTTCGACCAAATTGATGGTCGCATGAAGTCAACGTTTCCTGATTTATTCGGGCAAACAAATGACAAGCCAAGGTCTGGTGAGGCTCAAAAGCGACCTACGACAGTGGTGGCCTCTGTATCTCGTTCTACGAGTGCAGGAAAAATTAAGCTAACTCAAACGCAAGTAGCGTTAGCGAAAAAATTTGGTTTAACCCCGCAGCAATATGCTGCTCAAGTAGCGAAACTGGAGAACTGAAATGGCTGAAACAATTGACCGCTCAAATCGTGATTTAAAGTCACGCGAAAAATCTGTCCGTGCAGTATACGTACCGCCGACAAACTTGCCTGATCCAACGCCTGAACCGGGCTACGTGTATCGCTGGGTAGCGACGCATGTTCTGGGACAGTCGGAAGTGACCAACGTGTCGCGCAGAATGCGTGAAGGTTGGGTACCGGTGAAGGCAGAAGACCATCCAGAATTGATGCTGATGGGCAACGAAAAGACTGGGAACGTGGAAATTGGTGGGCTCATGCTTTGCAAGATGCCTGTCGAGAAAGCCAAAGCCCGGGATGAGTACTATGACCAACAAGCTCAAAACCAGATGGATTCAGTTGACAATAGCTTCATGCGACAAAATGATCCCCGCATGCCGTTGTTTGCCGACCGCAAGTCGTCATCTACGCGTGGTGGTGGGTTTGGTTCTGGTTCTAAATAACTTAGGAGTCCTTAAATGGCATCTACCGCTTCTCCCTACGGCTTCCGTGCCGTAAACGAGTTGAATGGTCTACCGTACGCCGGTGCCACTCGCTCGTTCCCAATTAACCCTGCCGGTTACGCCGCCAACATCTTCAATGGATCGTTGGTTTACGTAGCTGCTTCGGGTTACTTACAGATCGTTACATCTACCGGTGCTGACGATTCCACCAATGCTTTCCCAACAGGAAGCGGCGGCGGTGCAACAGCTTCAGGCGCTATTGGCGTTTTTGTTGGCTGCACATACACCAACGCTCAAGGTCAAATCATTTACTCTCAGTTCTACCCAGCCAACACAGCTTCTGTGCAAGGCTCGACTATTACTGCGTATGTTGTTGATGACGACCGCGCTGTGTTTGCTGTGCAAGCTGCTGACACTGTGGCTGCGTCTGCTTTGGGTAGCAACGTGTTCTTGTCTGCTGTGCAAAGCACAAGCACAGGTTCAACAACCACAGGTAACTCTACGACTGCTGTCTCTGCTTCTTCCACTGCGGCAACTGCGGCCTTCCGCATTGTTGGCTTTGTGAACAACGCACAGTCACAGCCCGGTGACGCCTATACTGATTTGCTGGTGAAGTTCAACCCCGGCTACCACTCATACACAACCGCACTTGGTCTGTAAGGAGTAATTCACCATGGCAATTTCACGCGCACAACTACTTAAAGAGTTGCTCCCCGGTCTGAACGCTTTGTTCGGTATGGAATACGCTCGCTACGGCGAAGAGCACAAAGAAATCTACGAAACAGAGAAAT